ATATTACGGGTCACTGGTTTTCTAAGATTTTTGACGAATACACAAAGCCTGAAACAGTTACGTTTGAATTAATACAACTTAATCCATACAAAGAGATAGTTATTAACACCATGGTTTTAGATGGACCAGGAGACGAAAAACATGCTATGGCATTTACGATAACGGATGACGGAGAAGTTGTATTAGACTTAGATAATACTGATTTAATTATTAACAGGGCAGAAAATATGAACAAGTTTAACGAACCATTTTCTTTTGGTAATGCATTTACTGGAACTGGAGAACAAGACTAAATGTTTGAGTTAAGCATCACTACTAGTCAACTAGCAGCAATTTGGATGTTTGCTGGGTTAGCCTGTATGGTTCCCATGTTTGTTAAATTTCAGTGGCAAAAGTTTCTAATTATTCCTGTTGTGTTTTTTGCAATTTGGGTAACTTTTGACATTAATAAAGAGTTTATTGGGGCGCCAATGTATATGAAGCCAGCTAAATTTATATACAAACACCACAGTACTACTAACTATGATAACGAAAAGTGGATTACTCTATGGGCTATGGTTAAAAATAAAGATAGGCTTTACAGATTTGTATACGATCCTACTACTAACCGAGAATTAAACAAAGCTAAGAAACAAGCAGGAGATGGCAAAGCAACCATTGGAGAGTTTAAGAAACGTAAATCTAATAATAAATTTGATCGTTCTGACAAAACTGATCTAGTAATATACGATTTCCCATACCACAAGGCTTTTCCTAAAGAATAGACAAATAGGTTGCGATAACTAGATATGTATGTTACTATAGTGAATAATATAACTTGTAAATAGAGGAATTTTAAATGAGCAACAGCGATCGCGTCTTTACCCAAGAACAAAAAGCAAAACTTACACACTTAATTCAAGAAGGCATGACTGTAATGCAAGAAGTTGATGACCTCTCTGAAGGACTCAACGATACTGTTAAAGCGGTTGCTGAAGAGTTCGAGATTAAACCATCAGTACTTAAAAAAGCAGTTAAAACAGCATACAAAGCAGACTTCTCCAAGCATAGCGAAGATTTGGCGGAACTCGAGAATATCTTGGCTACCGTTGGCAAACTCCAGTAGGAGTATAGTCCGTTAATTCAACTTTATTGGGGAAGTCTATGAGTCAAGAAAAGAAACCACATCAATGGCTAAGTTGGCTAGCTACTATCGTGTTAGTAGGAGCGGCAAGTTTAGCGAGCTTTGTACCTGAATGGTACTGGCATCACGCGGCATTTATCGTTGGCAATGCACTATGGATTGCTGTAGGGTATCTGTGGAAAGAAAACAGTTTACTATGGCTTAACATTATGTTAACATTAATATACATTGTAGGATTAATTGTATGAGCTATGTCGACGCTTGGTTTGATAAACAGCATGATAGGATCCATGCAGTAGAACGTGTAGAAGGACGCAGGGAATATCGTGAGTTCCCTGCTAACTATGTGTTTTATTATAACGATCCGCGTGGCAAATTTAAAACTGTTTACGGTAATCCTGTATCTCGGTTCAGCACAAAGCACGGCAAGGAGTTCCAAAAAGAAGTTAGGATGCACGACAAAAGTTCTTTGTGGGAGAGTGACTTTAATCCAGTATTCCGTTGTCTAGCGGATAACTACTTGGGTGTTGATGCTCCTAAACTACAAACCTGCTTTTTTGATATTGAGGTAGACTTTGATCCTGAGCGTGGGTATAGTAGTCCTGATGATCCCTTTAATGCTATTACTGCTATCAGTTTATACTTAAACTGGATGGATCAGATGATTACCATTGCAGTTCCTCCTAAGAGCCTTAGCATGGAATCTGCCAAGGACCTAGTAAGCGAGTTTCCTAATACATTCCTATTTGAAACAGAAGCTGAAATGCTTACTACATTCCTAGAACTTATTGAGGACGCAGATGTTCTTAGTGGATGGAACAGTGAAGGATATGATATTCCATACACTGTTAACCGTACTATCCGTATACTAAGCAAGGATGACACTCGTAAGTTTTGTTTGTTTGGACAATATCCCAAGAAGCGCACGTTTGAACGCTTTGGCTCAGAGCAAAACACATATGACTTAATTGGCAGACAGCATCTGGATTACATGCAACTGTATCGCAAGTACACCTATGAAGAGCGACATAGTTATGCATTGGATGCTATTGGTGAATATGAACTTAATGAGCGCAAAGTACAATACGAAGGCACACTGGATCAATTATACAATCAGGACTTTAAAAAGTTTATTGACTACAACAGACAAGATACTGCACTGCTGGACAAATTGGACAAGAAGCTCAGATTTATTGATCTAAGTAACGAACTTGCACACGCAAACACTGTGTTACTTGCTACTACAATGGGTGCGGTTGCTGTGACTGAACAGGCAATTATTAACGAAGCACACGAACAAGGATTAATTGTTCCTAACAGGAAGTTCCAGGACGAAGAACGTGTACGAGCCGCTGGTGCTTATGTTGCAACTCCTAAACGTGGGTTGCATGACTGGCTTGGAAGCATCGACTTAAACAGTCTGTATCCTAGTGTTATCCGTTCGTTAAACATGGCTCCAGAAACTATTGTTGGACAACTTAGAATGTCCATGACTGAGAAACATATTGCTGATAGGATGGAAAGCGGTTCTACATTTGCTGGTGCGTGGGAAGGGATGTTTGGAACACTTGAGTACAAAGCTGTTATGGATATGGATGCGGGTACAGAGATTACTATTGACTGGGAGCTTGGCGGTGACGACACACTCAGTGCCGCAGACGTATGGCGATTAATCTTTGACAGTAACAAGCCCTGGATCTTAACTGCTAACGGAACTATACTTACACACGAAAAGAAAGGCGTAGTGCCAGGACTACTAGAACGCTGGTATGCAGAACGTCAAGAGATCCAAGCAAAGATGCGTACTTGTGAAGGTGAAGAACGTGAATTTTGGGACAAACGACAACTGGTTAAGAAAATTAACTTGAACAGTTTATATGGTGCTATTCTTAACCCAGGATGTAGATTCTTTGATCATCGTATTGGACAGAGCACCACATTAACCGGCAGAGCCATTGCCAAACATATGAGTGCAAAAGTTAATGAGTTACTAACTGGCGAATATGACCACACTGGCGACTGTATTGTTTATGGTGACACTGACTCAGTGTATTTTAGTGCTTGGCCAGTTATTAAAGATGATGTAGAAAGCGGAAAGATGGAGTGGGGCAAAGAGCAGTGTATCCAACTTTATGATCAATTAGGCGAGGCTGTTAACGAAACATTCCCTAGCTTTATGGAAACCGCATTCCATACTACTCGCAAGCACGGCGAGATTATGGCAGGTGCTAGAGAAGTAGTGGCGCTAAAAGGATTGTTTATTACTAAAAAGCGTTATGCTGCACTGGTTATTGATAACGAAGGCCAACGGTTTGATATAGACGGCAAACTAGGCAAGATGAAAGCCATGGGGTTGGATCTCAAACGTTCAGATACTCCGCTTGTTATGCAGGAATTTATGAGCAGTTTGTTAATGGATGTGCTTACTGGTAGTGAAGTGGATCACGTAGTAACACGTATTAAAGACTTTAAATATCAATTTAAAGATCAACCTGGCTGGGAAAAAGGCACTCCCAAGCGTGTTAACAACTTAACTATGTATACTGCTAAAGAATGGGCTACTGATAAAAAAGGGGTAGACACATGGAAAGGCAAAGCAAACATGCCTGGACACGTTAGAGCCGCTATCAACTGGAATCGCTTAAAGAAGATGCATGGGGACAACTATAGTCAGAGTATTATTGATGGCATGAAAACTATTGTTTGTAAACTAAAACCTAACCCATTGGGATACACAAGTGTTGGTTATCCCACAGACGAATCGCATTTACCACAGTGGTTTAAAGATTTGCCGTTTGATGATAGTTTAATGGAAGCAACTATTGTAGACAAGAAGATTGATAACTTACTGGGCGTACTTGAATGGGATTTAGCAGGGAAGACACAGACTGAGAACCAATTTGATGATTTATTTAGCTTTGGGTAATATGCATATATAAATATAGTTAAGGAGAAATCAATGAGCAGACTATTAAATTCCCATAGTTTATTACGTAGTCATCGACTGTATGCCAAGGATCTCCCGCTTGATATCTCGTCTCACATCGAACATGGAAGAGATGTAATTAACCAACAGATTCCCCGATGGAAAGATAACCACGCACACCAAGAAGTTCTTAACAAACTTACAAATCTGCAAATTGCACACGATGAATATAACCTCGCGGTTAATAATTTACAACATAACATCGATAGTGTAATATCTAACAAAGAACGAAAAATTCTGCAAAGAGATTATGCACGGTATTACGATCCTGCAATAAAGCATTATGACGTTCTTGAAATTATAGCACGGCAGAAATATATATCTAATGAGTTCGATGAGCAGGTAATCGGCGTAATACAACAACATATTTCTTGGCAATACCCTAGCTTGGAAATTAACCCTGCTGATGCAAGATTTTCCAGCATCATGAATGCTTCGGATCCACATTATGCTATATGTGCCACTAAAGAAGTAAAACAGCTATTGAGATCAAAATTTAATAAATTTTACGCAACTCGTAGATTAAGAACCTATAATAAAATTAAGCATATTCCCATTAACCAAATCGGGTTTGCAACATGTATTAATATGTTTGAATACATGCCACTTGATCCTATTAAAGACATAACAAAGCAGGTGTTTGATTGTTTGCGTCCTGGCGGAATGTTTTTACTTTCGTATAATAACTGCGATCATAGGCAGAGTTTGGATCTATTAAACAGCGACTTTAGATGTCTTAATACACAAAACATTATGGAAAGTCTGCTATATGGTCAAGGATTTAATATAGTATCTTCAGACAGTAGCAACGGGGTATGGACTTGGTTGTTAGTTACTAAACCAGGCGAAAGATCTACACAGAAACTGGCAGTTGCTGATATTCCTATTGTAGAGAAGTTTTACACATGGGACGAATTGCCAATTGAGATTCAAGGATGGGTTATGAGCCACAAGGCATCTACTCGAGACGAATGGATGGAAACTCTTGCTCGTGATTTTGATAACCAATGGGAAAGGACTTCTGTTGATTGGTCACATCTGGGCACAAGCGGTGATAATGTTTGGAAAAAATATAGCAACTCCATAAAGATTTATATT